CTGCAAGCACAGGTGGACGTAGATTAGGATCTGCACGATCTACAGCAGGGTCTAGCTTGGATGGACTATAATGCCTGACGCTTGGGAGACTTTTAGAATAGAGTTTAAGGGTGGGCTTGTAACTAATCTTAGCCCACTGCAACAGGCTATTAATGCTCCCGGCTCTGCACGTATACTACGTAACTATGAACCGTCTATTGATGGAGGCTACAAACGTATACAAGGATATGAAAAGTTTGATAGTGCTATTATAGCTCCGTATGGTAATCCAGTTGTGCATGGTGCATCTCAAACAGGTACATCATTAACACTTAGAGCCATACATACTACACCTGCTGTAGGTGACACACTTACAATAGCGGATGTTGAAGGTACTTATACAGTAGCTTCAGGTGGTGTTAGTTATACTGCTGCTAGAGATGAAGTTACTTTAACGCTTACTAGTTCTTTAGATTCAAGCCCTGCTAATGGTGCAGTTGTTACTTTTGCTACAGTTACTACATCTAACTATGCAAATGGCATGACGTACTTTAATGGTAAAGCTATTGTAGCTATGAATAATGACATAGTAGAATCGGCAGGTAGTGGCTATACTAAAATAAATAAACCTAACTATGGTACACCATTAATTGACGGTGGCAGTCAAACAGGTACAACATTAGTAGCAGATGCATTTGATGCATTTCCACAAGCAGGTGATGTATTTACAATTGCAGGTATAGATAAGGTATATAGGGTTGAAACTACCGTTTCATCTTATTCTCATTCAGGAACTAAAGAAGTAAACATAACTATACATCCTTCACTAGCAAGCAGTCCAGCAGATAATGCAGCTATAACTTTTATATCTAGTGACAGAGAAGGTGCGGTTAATACACGTTTTGATGAGATAGATTTTACAGGAACTAAAACACTTGTAATAGTAGATGAAGTAAACGCACCTGCATTATACAACGGCACTACATTTACTGTATTAGATAGTGCACCATCAGATGTAATAGGTGCAAAGGTTGTTGCTACACATAAGAACCATATATTTTATGGTAAAGGCAGGGTGTTAAGTTTTGGTGCACCTCTTACTACTACAGATTTTGAAAGCGGTAATGGTGCTGGTAGTGTTGGATTAGATGCTGACATTGTTGCAATAAAAAGTTTTAGAGATCAGCTTATAGTTTTTACTGACTCATCTATTTTTAGATTAAATGGTGATGCACTAGCTACATTTAATCTACAGCCTATAACACGTGACATAGGATGCACACAGACTGACAGTGTACAGGAAATAGGTGGTGATGTTGTCTTTATGGCTCCTGACGGTCTAAGACTTCTTAGTGCTACAGAACGTATTGGTGACTTTGGTTTAGCACCTATAACTAAAAAGATACAAGGTACGTTTAACGAGTTTGTAAAACTCCATACAAACTTTTTTAGCTTAGTTATACGTAATAAATCTCAATATAGATTATTTGGCTGGAATACAAATTATACTAGACCTAATGCACAGGGAATATTATTTACACAGTTTGCGTCACCGGGTGAAGCATCTGTAATTGATTTTGCAGAAACTAGGGGTATACAGGTAACAGCATGTGCAAGTGTATACTCAGGCAGTACAGAGTATGTTATCTTTTCTGGCAAAGAAGGTTTCTTACATAGAATGGAAAATGATACTTCTAGCTTTGATGGTAATAATATAGCTACTACATTTGCTACACCATTCTATCCAATCAATGATCCAAGACTTAGAAAGACAATATATAAAGCACAGTTTTATTTAGACCCTGAAGGTAGAGTTAACTTTGATCTAAACTTAAAGTTTGACTTTGATGAAAGCGGATCTGTAATTATGCCAGCAGTTACATTTACAAATGCTGGTAGTGGAGCTGCACAGTTCTATGGTACAGGTGTATTTGGTACAGCTACCTATGGAGCTAAACTACAAAAAGTATTTTCTGCACAAACAATAGGATCAGGAAATACAGTATCTGCACAATTTGAAGCAGACAATAGTACAGATGTTCCGTATGCGCTTGACGCATTAACACTGGAATATGCTACACACGCAAGAAGGTAATTAAAAATGGGAACAGGATATACACGTAACGATACTGCTAACAACATTGCTGATGGCAATATAATTAATGCTTCTGATCTTGATGGAGAGTTTGATGCCATTGTAAGTGCCTTTGGTACATCAGGACATACACATGATGGTACTGCTAATGAAGGCGGTGCTATAACTGTACTAGGACCAGCGCAACAAGTAACTGTCAGTGCAACTGCACTATATCCAAGTACTGCTAATGCAGTAGCACTAGGTACTACTTCTAATGAATTTAGTGACTTATATATGGCTGACGGTTCTGTAATCTATTTAGGTGCAGATCAGGATGTTACATTAACTCATGTAGCAGATACTGGTATATTATTAAACAGTACTAGGCAATTACAGTTTGGTGATAGTGGCAGTTATATACATCAGTCTGCTGATGGTGTATTAGATTTAGTATCAGATAGTGAAATAGAAATAAATGCAACGAATGTAGATATAAACGGTGCTGTTACTATGGACAGTACACTAGCAGTAACAGGTGTAATTACTGCTGATGCTGGTATTGATATAGATAATTTTAATATTGACGGCACAACTATAGCATTATCTTCTGGTGATATGACATTAGATGGTGCAGGGGATATTTTACTTGATGCAGCAGGTGAAGAAGTTATATTTAAAGATGGCAGTACTAATGTCGGTCACGTTAGTATGGACAGCGACAACCTGACAATCAAATCACTTGTAAGCGATAAAGATATAATCTTTCAAGGTAATGACGGTGGATCAGGTATTACTGCATTAACACTAGATATGTCAGAAGCAGGAGCAGCTACATTTAATAATAAAATTGTTGCAACTGAATTAGATATTTCTGGTAATGTAGATATTGATGGTACTCTTGAAGCAGATGCAATTACTATAGAGGGTATAACACTTGCTGAAACAATAGCTGATACTGTAGGTGCTATGGTAACTAGTAATACTGAAACAGGTATTTCAGTTACATACGAGGACGGTGATAACACATTAGACTTTGCTCTTGGTGCAGCACAAACTACCATTACGTCTTTACTCGCAACGGATATAAAAATAGGTGAAGATGATGAAACTAAGATAGATTTTGAAACAGCAGATGAAATACATTTCTATGCAGCAAATGTTGAGCAGGTTTATTTAGGTGACAATATATTTGGTCCACAGTCTGACAGTGATGTAGACTTAGGTTCTAGTTCTGTACGATGGAAAGATGCTTATGTAGATTCTATTACAGTAACTGGTGAAGTTGATGGTGCTAGTTTAGATATTAGCGGTGATGCTGATATTGACGGTACTCTTGAAGCAGACGCAATAACTGTAGATGGAATAGCTTTAGCAACGTACATTAGAGATACAGTTGGAACTAATATGCTTTCTAGTAATACAGAAAGTGGTATCACAGTTACATATGATACATCGAATGATAATATTGACTTTGCAATTGACGCAGCACAAACAACTATAACTTCAGTTCTAGCAACGGATCTAAAGGTTGGAGAAGATGATCAAACTAAGATAGACTTTGAAGATGCTGATCAAATTAACTTTTATGCGGATAATACAAAACGTGTAACTATAGATTCTACAGGACTAACAGTTAATTCTGGTAGTATAGAGACTGCAACCATTGACTATACTGATGGCGACAATGCCATGACAATAGCAGACGGTGGTAAAGTAACCTTTGCTGCTGGTTTTGATGTAGGTTCAGATGCTTCAGGAGATATTTTATATCATAATGGTACGTCTTATGTAAGATTAGCTAAAGGTACTGACGATCAGGTTTTAACGCTTGCTAGCGGTGTTCCTGCTTGGGCAGCAGCTAGTGCAGGTGATATTACAGGAGTTACAGCAGGAACTGGTTTAAGTGGTGGCGGTACTTCTGGTGCTGTTACCGTAAATATAGAAGCAGCACAGACAGGTATAACTTCTCTTTTAGCCACTGATATAAAAATAGGTGAAGACGATCAGACCAAAATAGACTTTGAAGATGCTGACACAATTAACTTTTACGCAGGAAATGAAAAACAGTTAATATTAACAGATGGTGCTTTAACACCGGGTACTAATGCAATTTTAGATTTAGGAACAGATGCTTTAGAATTTAAAGATGCGTATTTTGATGGAACAGTAGAAGCTGACGCTATAACAATAGGAGGAACTGCAATAGGTTCAATCTATAGTGCTATAGCAGGTAGTTCTAGTATTGTTACAACAGGAGCATTAGACTCTGGTTCTATAACCTCTGGCTTTGGTGCAATAGATAATGGTACATCTGGTATACGTACTAATACATTTACAGCAGAAACATCTATACTGCCAGATGCTGTTGGTGGAGCAGATCTAGGTTCTACAAGTGCAGAATGGGGTGACATATACATTGCTGACGATAAAGCTATTAAATTTGGTAATGATCAAGACGTTACGATGGAGTATGATGAAGATGGGACAGATTCTCTTCTTATTTCTGGTAGTGACGTAACTATTGCAGATGATAAGAAACTTTATTTTGGTACAGGACAAGATGTATATTTAGAGTATGATGAAGATGGAACTGACACACTTATTATAAAAGGTGATACTACCTTTTTAGATGGTACATACGATTTTGATATTGCATCACACGATAATGGTACTAACGGACTTAAACTAGGTGGTACTTTGGTTACAGCGAGTGCTGCTGAATTAAATTATGTAGATGGCGTAACTAGTAATATTCAAACGCAATTAAATAGTGCAGCGTCAACAGGCAAAGCCATTGCGATGGCTATGGTATTTGGTTAATAGAAAGGATATAGAAAA